ATGATCCGATATCGTATAATCCTGTGCAGGGCGGAGTTGAGAATCCCCAGATTTTACCTTACCCTTATCCGTATGCACCGGGCTTCGGCACGTTGCCCGTGGGCAATTTTCAGCAACCTAATTTATTTGCGCAACTACCGCCGCCCGTGACTCAAGGTATAGGAAGTTTGAGAGGATTAGTATGATGATGCCAGAGCTGGAAGACTTTTATCGGTTAGTAATGCGTGACGCATTAAAAGAAGAATTAAACTATGGTCTTCGAAAAGGTTTACCGCAAGACAAAATTGATCTTAACATTAAAGTTTTAAAAAGAAAGATGGAAGAGGAGATGGGCATACCTTTTAGTAAAGCCAATGGCGGCGAGATTTTTAAGACGGGTGTTGGGTCGTTGTCTACAAGCATGGATGAGGAAAGGGCGGCGCCTCTAGGCATTGAAGGTATGTTTGACGACGCTCCGTCGCAAGAAAAGCGTCGTACTCGCGAAGAAATTGACGAAGAGGACAGAGAGTTTGAGGGGCGTATAAGGGGTCGTCTTGCAGAAGAGCGAGAGAAAGAGTTTATACGTGAGCTAGAGGGTAGAGATTTTACTCAGGAGATGCAGGACGAGCAAGACTTACGTGAAAGAGAAAGACAGATGCTTGAAGATTCTGAACGCGAATTTCTTCGAGGGTTGAACGATATGCCTCTTGAACGTCCTGAACCTGAAGAACCTATGTTTTCTATTGACACATATACCTTTGATGGTCGTGAGGTTCCTGCTATTACGTTTAAAGATGGTGAGATTTTAACTTTTCCTGAGATTGACAATTTGTTTAGAACATACAAAACGGCGCCTGAAACAAATTTAGGTCCTGAAACAGACAGACAAGTTAATGAGTATTTGAGACAGTTTAATCCAACAAAAGAACAATTTATTAGACACTTTTTTCTATCCCGACGCCTCGCGGACGGCGGTGAGGTAGAGACGATGGGTGGTATAGGCACCTTGAATGAAACAGCGAAGAATATGTTTCGCTAGTCAAAATATAGTTGACGTGTTAGTTTTACGTTAACATTGGAGATAGAGTATGGGACTACGGCCAAAGAATCCAGTTGCTTCTTTTGTAGAGCGCGAAAATGACGACCCTATGATAGAAGAGGCGGAGGTTGATCTTGATATCGAGATGCCGGGCACAAGGGTTGCTTCTGGTGAACCTGTAGACGGCATTGACTTTATTGACGAAGCGGACGGTGGGGTCATTGTAGACTTTGATCCGCAGGCCATGTCTATGACAGAGGGTGGAGATTTTTTTGCCAATCTTGCTGAGGATATGGATTCTGGTGATTTAGGCTCGATATCAAGTGATTTAATATCTCAGTATGTTTCGGCTAAAGAAAGCCGTGGAGACTGGGAAGAAGAATACGATAAGGGTTTGGATCTGCTTGGTTTTAAGTACGAAGACAGAACGCAGCCGTTTCGCGGTGCTACGGGCGTAACGCATCCTATGTTAGCTGAAGCGGCGACACAGTTTCAGGCTCAGGCATTTAATGAGCTCTTACCACCAGAAGGGCCTGTGCGCACTCAGATTATGGGGCAGTTAACTCCTGAGAAAGAGGCACAATCCAAGCGCGTAAAAGAGTTTATGAACTACTACATAACCAATGTTATGGAAGAATATACCCCTGAAATGGATCAAATGTTGTTTTATCTGCCTTTGGCAGGCTCGACGTTCAAGAAAACATACTTTGATGAGGCAATGGGGCGCGCAGTAAGCAAATTTGTTCCCGCAAAGAACCTTGTTGTCCCGTATGACGCGGCAGATTTAGAAACTTCGCCCTTTATTGCGCAAGAAATACGCATGCCGTGGAACAATCTACGCAAACTACAAGTCGGAGGCTTCTATGTTGATGTTCCTGTGAACCCATCACAGGCGCCGATGGACGACACCACTGATACAATCGACAGCATTGATGGCATGGCTGCGTCAAATATTGATTATGACGTCACATTGCTTGAATTTCACGTGGATCTGGAGTTGCCGGGCTTTGAAGAGAAGGATGAAGAGGGCGAACCAACAGGAATCATGGTTCCTTACGTCGTTACGATAGCCGAGGACACTGGTGCGATACTGGCTATACGCAGAAATTTTAGAGAAGACGACGATCAGAAGACAAAAATCCCATATTTTACGCATTATAAGTTTTTGCCGGGTTTTGGTTTCTATGGATTAGGATTAATTCATACAATTGGCGGTCTTTCACGCACCGCGACCGCTGCATTGCGGCAATTAATTGACGCGGGGACACTTTCTAACCTTCCAGCGGGTTTCAAGGCTCGCGGCCTACGGATCAGAGAAGATGCAGAGCCGTTGCAACCGGGTGAGTTTAGAGATGTAGACAGCCCCGGCGGAGCCATTCGTGATAGCTTGATGCCATTACCGTTTAAAGGACCTGATCAGACATTATTTAACCTGTTAGGCTTTGTTGTTCAGGCAGGTCAGCGATTTGCAACGATCACGGACATGAAGGTTGGTGACGGCAATCAACAGGCAGCGGTAGGAACGACGGTTGCTATGCTGGAGCAGGGGGCTCGTGTAATGAGCGCTGTTCACAAGCGCCTTCACTACGCAATGAAGAACGAGTTTAAGATTCTGGCGCGTGTTATGTCAGAAAGCTTACCGCAAGAATATCCATTCTCTGTTGCGGGTGGCGATCAGGCGGTTATGGCCACCGATTTTGACAATCGTGTTGACATCATTCCTGTATCAAATCCAAATATTTTTAGTCAGGCGCAGCGCATTGCTTTAGCGCAGACACAGATGCAGATGGCAGCTCAGGCGCCAGATCTTCACGATATGTACGAAGCGTACAAACGTATGTACGACGCGCTGGGCGTTCGGGATATAGATAAGATCTTGAAACCCAAACCAAGTCAAGAGCCCCAGCCAAAAGATCCTGCACAAGAAAACATTGATGCTTTGGATCAGATACAGCTTCAGGCTTTTCAGGGACAAAACCACGACGCGCATATCATGTCCCATCTTGTATTTGGTGCGTCAGGACTTGTTCAGCAACAGCCAATGGTTGCGGTTACCCTTCAGAAGCACGTTATGGATCATGCGCGCGTAAAATCGCAGGAGATGGCGTTACAGCAGCTTGGTGTGCAGGAGATGACCCCAGAGATGCAAGTACAGTTTGAACAGTTGGTTGCTCAGAACATTGCGCAGGAGATGCAGGCGATGAAACAATTGTCCGCTCAGATTACGGGTGAGCAAGGCGCACCAGATCCCTTGCTTGGGCTCAAAGAAAAAGAGCTTCAGATCAGGGAGCAGCAGGTTCAGGCCAACATTGCTAATGATCAGGCGGAGCTCCAGTTGGATCAGGCTAAAGCACAAGAACGAGCACGCGAATTTGATGAGCGCATGGATCAACAAGAGCGCTTGGCAAATAGAAAATTGCAAGCGAGCGCAGAACGTGAGATAATGCGATTACAGGCACAACAGCAACGGAGACAATGATGCGAGTTAAGATTGTAAGTGGACGTGGCGCCGACGCGCCGAAGCCCGTAACAAAAGCCGAAATAAAAGGTCAGGGTTCCATACCTTATTGCCAGCTTATGGAAGTAGCAACGCCGAACATAGAAAAGGCAAAAGTCACTTCTGGTACAAAGCGCGGAATGGGTGCAGCTTTGCGCGGCAAAAAGTTTACAAACGCCTAAGTTAGATGGCTGATAAACTACCCAAAGTAAGTATTGCTGTAGTCGGGGTCGTAATTGCCCAGATCGGTGGTTTTATTTGGTGGACGGCACAGCAAGCTAGTACCATATCAAATCTTGAAGAAACTGTGAACGTTTTGACGGTTGAGAACAATGCTACCGACAGGACAAATTTGATGCGAGATGTTGAGGAAAACAGCGAAAGAATAGACGAAATCATAGATTACATTGTTGAGGTCGAGGAAGACGGCGGCGAAACGATTGACGAAATCTATGAGGAGTTTGAGGACGTATACGAGACGCAGGAAGGATTCTTGCTTCAGTTCAATCAAATAATTAAATTGCAAGCTAGAATAAAAACCCTAGAAAACACAATGGAATA